GCCCTATGTTATTTTCGTTCTAAGTAATATTTATGTAGGGGGGCTCACGCCCTAGCTAAATTGTTGGCCCAGTATGCTACCTGGGGGTCCTCGCTTCTTGTTGCATCGCGCTGGAGTAGGCGCTGAGCCGCCGATCAAAAGGCGGGCTTAGGGGCCAACACGGTCACAATCGTTTGACTGGCAATAATCGTTGTGGCCGTCACAGTCAAAGTCGCAGTTGGATTCAAGGCTGTGACTGTGAACGTCTGAGTGGTCGCGCCCTGTGTTGCGGCGGCGTTAACCAAATCCTTGCCATCATTGGTGATGATGGCAAGACCAACCGCTGCGCTGATGTCGCATGCGGTGATGACGGTGCCCGAAACATTCACGTTGATCGCGATCTCTTGGCCGATCTGTACGTTACTAATCGTTAGCACGTTGGTCCCAGCTCCGGAAAGCTGGATGGGTCCGGAGGCTACAGGCACGGCTCCGAAGGGCGTTGCAGCCGCAATCGTGCCTCCACCAGCCTGTAGAGTCCCAGCGGCCTGAAAGCCACCGGGTGGAACATGGGGAGTGATGAGGGTGACATCGTACTCGACCCAAAGTTTGCCCCAGTTGACATTTGTTCCGTCAACGGTGCAGGCAAAGAGGTTGCCACAATCGTACATCTTGATGTCCTGATTTGCAGCGAGAGTGCCAGTGCGCACGAACCTCTCCTTCATGTCTCCCATGAGCTCCGACCCGCGCAGTTCACAGCAGATGTCCTTCCAAGGAGCATCTTCTTCTGTGTCCTCGTACGCCGACGCAGCCACCTCGGAAGCAGGTTGAGCGTCTGAAGCGTCGTAGTCCGGTGCCAGCATCATGGAGCCAGGCACATTCGAACCAGTGCGGGTGTAGTAGCAGAACTTCAAGTTATTGAACTTGTACTTCTCCCACCCCGCGGCCTCGTTAGACAGCCACGGAAAGCTCGCTGCCATGCCCGGGTTCAGGGCCAGCGCTTGAGCCACGGTGAACGCGGTACTCCCAGTAATACTCGCGACCAACTCTCGGTGAATGATGCGACAGGAGTCCACACCGTTCCGAAAGATTTGCGCTTGTCCCGTGCGCTGAGCGGTGGCATAGGCGGCGGCAACAAATGCCTGCTCACCAGCGCCTGCGGCAGCTCCTCCACGTCCTCGACGGGCGGCTCGCTTCCTGTTCTGGCGTGAGGTTTTCCTCTTCTTTTGCGCAGGTTGCGCACCAGGTGCAGGAGCAGAGCCGCTACCATTGCGACGACGCTTACGGCCAGAGCCACTGCGTGCATTGTTGTTGTTTGTGTTGTTCATCGTTTCAAATAAACCGTCTCGAATCTCAAAGATTTTCGATAACGTCGGTGCGACCGAAACAGCAGGGCAGTGGTACGGTTTCCCGCTGCCCAAGTGCATTGCTAACGCGCAACGCACAAAGCGGCTCCAAAGAGCTCAACCCTTACGACGAGGGCCAGTCGCCTCCGACTTACCCTTAGCGTCGTACTTTTCCTTCGCGATCGAAGCGCAGCCGCGGCAACGGAAAGGTTTCGCAGACTCCAAACGCTCGCGCTGTTTGAAGCCTATATCGCCGACTGAAACTGTCTTCTTGCAATCTTGGCACTCGCCGCTCGTCGGAAGACAAGAGCGACAACGAATAGGAAGACCCGCGTCCAACAACTTCCTTTGTGACTCCGAAAGAAGCGGGGCGAGGTATTGTTTGGCACAAACATGGCACGTCCCGACAGGCACCAACGCGGACTCAACTTTCAACTCGCCGGCCTTTCCAGCGTCGTTTACGGCTTCTCTGAAGTCTGCGCGTTCTTCGGGGGTGAGCTTGACGTCCACGGCCATAGGAAAGGCCTTCCCAGCGACGTTGCTCAAAACATCGGTAACCATGTCCTCCCGGGTGGCAATCTCAACTGGGCGGAAGAACAAAGGCGGACGAAGAAACAAAGACGGATCCAACAAACACGCGTCAATGTGGTCCTGGACGAGGTCAAGCATAATGTCAGGGCTACGTTCCTGCCAAAAGGCCTCCATCCAACCGGAAACGTTGTCATTTGGGAACTGATGGTCCCTAGCATGGTGAGCGAACCAACCTGACAACGCGGGAATGAGCCTGAGAGGTCCTCTCTCATCAGGCTGTGGGCTCGGCGGCCCGTCTGGTTTTCCATACACTGCCATAACCGCAGTGGCGTACTTCCCAATTAACGGGGTATTTGCATCCGAAAGCGACAAACCATACATGCGCTGCACAAGTTTCTCAACTGCAGTCACACCCGACCCAGGCAAACGCGGGGCCACATGGATCTTTGAGCAAATGCGAGGGACATCGCATGTGGAAGAAGCATCGCCATTCCAGACGTACGGGCCGTAGAAGCGCGAAATAAAATTCACGCCCGGCTCACCGTATTTCTTCTGTTCCACTTCCAACTTGAGGCCCAATGCAGCCCCAGTAGCCACCAAATGTTCCGTGGCAATGAATTTACTCAAACTGTCGTCACCCATATAAATACCGAGGCGCCTGCGGGCCTCCTCGGGGGTACGAAAACCGCCACAACTCGGTTCAGTGCGGGCGGCGACGTAGTCCTTTGCCATGTTGAACATCGTGTTGCCTATAGTGGTATCCGCGAATCCCGACCCGCGGCCACAAAGCTGTTCATACACGATGCCGCCCAAGACGACGGGGCAGCAATGGCTGGCCTTGAGGCCCTTCTCCAGCTCGGCATGCGTGGAGGGATGAAAAACGCCGTAGCAAACGCTCGCTTCCCAAGCGCGCTCGACAGGGCAGATCGTACTGTCCCACTTGTCACCGTCGGCCATAGTCACTGCCGAATCACCTTGACAAATCTCCGCCACTCGCGCGGCGATAGATACCGGGGTCATGCCGGGTGCGTACCAACCCTCACCATCCACGCCGAATTTCTCTACAAAAGCGCGGTGTAGTGGGATCATGAAACGCGACCACATGACTTTATGTGCCGGTTCATCAGGTGAAATGATTCGTGGGGCAGCCACCTTTTGGGCAGGCTCCGCTTTCTCGAAAGCTCGCACACGGTTCTCACTGGAAGCCAACTCGGCGACGAGGCACCCGTCGTCGATAATGTGCTGCTGGGGGGGGCGAGGTTGATTCTCTCGAACTTCGTCTTCGGAAACGGGAAACAAGACATGTCTGCCAATAGTTGCAATGATATGATCGCCAGCCTCTCTAAGTGCCATCTCAACCATCGGAGCCAACTCAGTCACTGAGCTGGCGAGGTTCTGGACGCGGACGCCGATTGCCACTTCCTTATTACCGCGGGTGTCTTGCGGCAGGAAGCAGGCAGGTCCAAAAGGCTGCATGTACGGTTCCAACAGGGTAGATGCATCCTGCTCATACGTCGATACATGTTGATAGCGAACAACGGACTCCTCGACTGCGTACACAGTCGCGGGTGCCTCAGGGGAGGCCTCACGGTGGAAACTAGTGAGCACGGAACACTCGACCGGCGGCAACTTCGTCAAGGTCTGAGTGGTGGAAGCTTGGAGGGCATTCTTGGACAACCCCGCGGTCTCAGCGAGAGCATTATCCACCTCAACACTGATGTCGGCAGCAAGGTAGCAGCCGACACGAGCGGTACTGACCTTGAGGGGTGACTCCTCCCCCCCAAGAATGCGCAGTCTGATCCACCCGTCGACCACGGGATGCAAACGCTGCAAAGGTCGGTCGATCCACGGATTCAGGTTGAACAGTGGAAACTCGTAGCACGCAGCGGGCGTAAATAGAATCATCTGATGGTCAGCGTCGACGAATTTGCGGTCGACATTAAATACGGTCTTCTTAACGAACAGACCGGAGCGAGAACGCGCACAAGCCGTAACCATGTCCACTCCCGTGTCCCACAGCTCCTGCTCATAGTGTGCACCCCCCTTCACGTCATAGATCAACACGTTGTTGTCATCGAAAGTGTAGGAGTACTCATCACGTATGGCGGCAGCAGAATTTGGGACGACAGTGTACAGCACGGTTGGCAACCCTTCCGACAAGACTAAATTCATGTCCACGTAGTCGGAGGTATCCACAAACGCCAACATATGGTACGATTGTGGGGCAAATGGCTCTGGGGAACGATGTGCATCCTTACACCAGACAACAGTCTCGCAGCCTTCAAGTCCTTTCCTATTGTCAGCCTTGGAACGCTGAACAAAGTACGCAACCGACCCGATCGAGGCCGCGAGGGACAAAATGGCATTGGTGACAGCGGCGCGGAGAGACGCCTGCACAGGATGAGAATGGTTGACTATAGCTTTCTTCGGACGAAGCGTGAGGTCATTAAACGCTGGTCTCACGATGTCAGGATGGACAGGAGTCACAACCTTGAACGGATGCGTGAGACGGGTTGACCAATAATAGCCAATGGGGCTTCCAAACCCCAAACAATGCCAAAGTAAAGAGTAGACCACATAGGTGCTCAATAAGACGATGGCAAACAAAGTAAAAACGACAGCGTAGGAAGCTACGTCGCTCGTGAAAACGCACACGAACCTAGTTGGGTACGGGTAGGTCAACGTTGCCCTGAGTTCGTCGAGCACAGAGACACTCGATCGAAAACTCGCTATACAGCGAGGATGCCAAAACGGCAGCTCCTCAGGCCAAAACAGACTGTACGTGCTGGAATACCTCCCCCAGAAAGACGCACGGATGGAATCAATGACATCAAGGAAGGCCTGGTGCACGCCAGTAACGGCGTCGACGACAGCAACATGGCAGTTGCGTATCACGATAAGGATCGAGATGAATGAAAAGAGCATCTCTAGAAGCAAAAGTACCGGCAATTGACCG